TTCAGCAGTAGGACTGGGAGGTGGAGGAGGTGGAGAGTTTTGAATTGCTTTCTGTTCCTCAAAGCGAGCACGACTTTCCGCCTGTTGTATTTCAAACTGACGTTTTTGTTCAGCCATTTGCTCTCGTTGGAGAGCTAACTGAGCACTGTTATCAGGAGCAGGGCTTGATCTCCTTCCACCTCCACCACACATAGCTAAGAATTAAGATTGTTTTGGTCAGTGTAAACGGAATGCAGCATACGTACCACACTGCGGCATCCTACATAGTGCCATATTTCTCTATCTTCTTGATCAGTAGAGGGACATTGTTCAGGATAAATCTCATCTAACTTACGAATAAGTGCCTCATCAATAGGAGGGAAAAGCTCATCGTCATTCATAGTACTGGCTCCCAAAGTTGTACTTCACCAGAGGTGTGGTTATATTCTCCATCACGGAGTATGCGTGTTAAACGTGCAGTCATAATTGCATCCGCATAACTCTTCTTCTTTTTTTTGTAGGCCTGTAATACTTTCTCCCACATATCTTCAAGTGTTTGTGAATCACCAAGAATTTTCTCTGCGGTAACTGGGCCTACTCCTATTAGTCCTTCAATATTATCTGTTTTGTCTCCACTTAATGTCTGGATCATCCAGTGTCTATCAGCTTTCTTTCTCGTTATGAGTTCGAGATCATCTGATTGCAGCAGTGTGCAAGGTACACCTCTCATGTCTTTATCAGGCGACACGATGATTGGATCTTTGTACTTCCCACCTGTTGCAAGTAACCCCATCACATCATCACCTTCCAGTCCATCGAAACTAATGGAGTGAAAGTCCTTAGCAATCTGTTCTCGTATATCACTAAGGCCAAGGGGTCTACGTTTCCCTGATCTATTAGCTTTGTACTCTTGATAGATCCCATGCCTGAAGGTGGGATAGTCAGAGAAGCACATGATGACTGGGCCACTAGCCTCACCTATCAGTTGATACTGAGCTACTCGATCTTCAATTAGTTGAATAGCATCACGTCTATCTAGGTGAAGGGTGTGGATGTTTTCATCCCATCTAGTGTCCTGTTCACATGCACAGCATGAGGAATAGATCAGCCAGTCGGCATCAATTAGGAGTGTCATTAGAAGTAAGAAGACATTGGAATTGTGAGTCGACCTGTGTCCTGGTCGTAAAGGAGTTTGTCAACAGGGCCAGTAAAACCAGCGAACCTATTTTTCAAACAACGCAGCTGTAGTTCACTACGTTCTGCTGCATCTCCTTGTTGATTGCGTTCACAAGAGATGACTGCATCTGATAATTGGGCTATTGAATGAGAACCCCTGAGATGGCCAAGCGAGACTTGAGCACCCTCCTCATGGCCTCGCCCTTCGGGGCGCTTGAGGTGGCTAACAAGGAAAAGACCAACACCCGTAGATTCAACTACTTGTCGAAGCTTGGTGCACGTAACATCAAGCGCACGTCTCTCGTCACAGTCAGTGAGACCAGAGACAACTATGGTGAGGTGGTCAACAAAGACAACATCTACCCCCTCAACATTGGCAAGGTATTGGATCTGTTCTACAAGGCGATCAGGATCCATCGACCCGAAATGGTCATAAAGGAAGAGACGTTGCGTTGCACAAAGACGATCAAAGGCTGATCGAGTTGTCTCTTCATCTGCAAGTGCAGGGTCAAGGTGGATAGGTAGACCTAGTTCCACCCCAACTATCCCTTGCAATGTGCGTTGGATACTTTCTTCGAGTGCGATGTACCCAACCTTCAGTCCTTGAATGAGGAAGTGGTGAGCCAGCTCCCTGCATAGTGAACTCTTCCCTGTTCCGCTACCAGCTGTGATGGTAATCATCTCGCCTTTACGGAATCCTTGTAGATATTTATCTAGTTGAGGCCAGGGGTATTTACATATAGCTGTAGCACCAGGCTTGATTAGTTCTTCCCATAGATCCGCTGCATTAATGATGCCGTCGGGTCTGACTGGCGTGGCTTTCCATAGCAGATCACGCAACAACTCTCCTTCGCCTGCGAGGAGCATTTCATTAGCGTCCTTTCTTGGTAGTCGGCAGATAGCTGCCTTGCCAGCAGGTAATACTTCAACTGCCTTCTCGGCAGCTGCCATTCCTGGTTCATCTGAGTCGAAGCAAAGGACAATCCGAATGAAGTTGGATAGCCATTTGAGATTTGCAGCTATGTATTTGCTAGCAGATTGAGCACCGTTTGGTAGTGAAACTACAGGAAACTTGTTGCCTTGAACTTGAGAGACCGACATGCAATCAACCTCCCCTTCAGTAATAACAACGAATAGATTTTGTGTGCCGTGCTGTCTCCAAAGATGTTGACCCCAGAGTTGCATGTCAGAGCAATCACCAATCCAACTAAACCTTTTGTCCTTAGTTCTTATGTGTTGAGCACAAGGTTTACCCAACTGATCTCTGAAGGTAGAGACCTGAACAGGTTGGCCGTGGCGTTCAGCTGTTCCATACCCATAGAGCTTGGTCGTTTCTTCTGTTAGTGCTCTCTTGTTGAGAGCCTTCGAGATGATGCGACATGGATCTATTAGGTCTGGCTTTTTCATAGGCAGTACAGGCATGGGTTTCTTCTCTTCCTTGGTGGGTTGATACTGATAGTCGCAGCCAAAGCAAGTGGCATGGCCGTCATCGAACCAAGCCAAGTTGTCTTTGCTTTTGCATTCAGGGCAGGGCCCGTGCTTAACGAACTTGCTTTTGCTTTTCTCTTTCATGATTCTCCCAGTGGTGGATCAGGAGTTTTAATTCCTCGATTCTTTTTTTTGCATATTGAATACGATCAGATGCGTTCATCTTTTCTCCAAGGCAGTGCGTCTTGACTGTTAATCACCAAGATCTTGCAATCAGGGAAAGCTTCTTTAACTCTTGATGCAGCGACTGATGGATTCGGAGCACGTTGAATAACATACTGTCCTTTTCCATCGGGATCTTTAACCTTGATGGTGTAATCCTTTTGGCCTGCTGTGATTGAGTTGTACACAGGGAAATCCTCCTGAGAGATTGAGCGTTGTCGTTTAGTCATCGTGGTGTCATCCAAGTATCAAGCTGATCAATCAACCAACCGTTGTACTTAGGGATGGACTGCTTGCATCCATGACAAGAACACTTTGACCATGACAAGTGGTATGTCCTTTGAACATGTCCACATTCAGGACACTTGATGTTCTTACCATTGCCACCAGCACGATCTTTCTTTTGGATCTGTGCATAGTCATCGATGAGAGTTTGCTCCCCATCTCTGACTGAGATGTGTTTGCTATGTGTTGTTGGTGTCATGAGTACCATGAGTTGGGGACAAATCTGCTACTCCATTGGAAGCCATGTCTTGTAGCCCATTGGCCATAAGTAATTGACTTCTTAGCGCGGCTGATCTTTTCATTGCCGTTTAAAAAACACAGCCGGATATCTAAATCAGGATGTTGTCTCTTTACAGCTAACATCTTGCGTCTATCTTCTGGTCTGAAGAAACCCTTAGCCTCAACGATCACTCCATTAGGGAGGATGAAGTCAGGTTTGTACTTGGCTTCAATGATGTAGTCAAGGGTTAATCCTTCATACTTAAAGGGAACGCGGCGTTGATTAAGGCTGGCCGCAATACCAGCCTCAAACTTACTGCGGTATTTAAAAGTCCCCTGACTCTTCGGTGTTGGCACTGCTTTCAGGTGTCGTTGTTTCCGACGTACCTTGGAAGTTCCCTTCTGCTGCTTCGAAGCCATAGCTAGTTGCGGTCTTTGAATACTCCTTCAGATCAATGATCTGTGCGGCTAAAGGTTGAACTTTGATACCAACTCCTGTTGATGGGTGGCTATAAGGAGAAGCTTCGAATGAGATACGACCAATAGAGCCAGGCCCTATCTTGTCTACCTTCTGCTTCATGTCTTCTGACAGTGGCTTACCCATTGCATCGAAGAGTGCAGGTGGTGTATTAGTCCAGGTGCTGCCATCTTTTCTGACACCTGATACCTTTCTCTTCATCTTGATATAGAAGACAGCTTCACCTTCTATGTCGTCGTAACCAAAGGAAGTAGGGGCTGACTTCCAATTCTTTTTATTGGGTTCAGCTTCCTTGCATTGCTTTTGGAAACGAGTAAGTAATCCACTGAGTTGTTCTTCCATCTCGCTAGCTTGGTCAGCTGCGATGAGTGCTATCACTTTCCATACTGCTTGTTCGTACTTGGTGTCAGGTGTGACAAGCCATGCGTACTGAAATTTACAAGGTGGTGTGGTGAGTTTGAGTCTTTCGAATTGTGGTACTGATGAAGTCATGTGATGAAGTAGTTAGAAGTTTGTACGGACGTGAGATCTAGTTCACCAAGCTCAGGCTTGGGTGGTAAATCATCTGCCCTTTCAATCTGTTGAGTGAGCTGTGTTGTGACTGCTGTGAACCAATCATCTGAATACATATCAGAGAATGATTGCCTTACTGCATCCCTTAGCTTGCTCATTTCTGAGGGAGTAGTGGCAAAGCAGTCATGAACTCCGCCGATATTCTGAACGCCATTCATCATGGCTCGAATAGTGGCGAAGGACATATGACTTGAGTCAAATGAGTGAACAACGTTAGGACTGAGAGCATTAGCCATTCGAGTTGAATCAAGAGAGTCTTGATCGATGTTCGTTCTGATATCCATGTGAACATCAGATAGATACTTCAATCGAATGCGTGTTTGCTTGGTGTCCTTGTACTCCTGGTGAACTAACAATCCTGATGGTGTTGTCCACTCAAGAGGGATGTTGTCCTTACCAGCAAGGCGACCAAGTTTTCTGAACCATTCCATTGCCTTAACAGCTGGGCCAATCAAAGC